CCACCCATGTCGGTGACTTCAGGATGGGGCCGGTTAACCTGGGATCAATCTCAGTGGGGCGGTTCAACAGTTTTATTACGAGGTTGGGGTGCTCGATCTTGGAGTGAAAATGAATGGGGTGAATTAGGAGATGTAATAGTTACACCTACTGGTTTATCTGCTACTACATCTTTAGGTGATTCAGAAGAGTTTAACGAATCAGGTTGGGGTAGACAAAAATGGAATAATTCAGGTTGGGGTGTAGAGTATTCTGTTGAACCAACAGGAGTTTCTTCAACAACTTCTTTAGGGACAGTGGTTCAAGGTATTGCAGTTCCTTTAGAAATGGTTGCAAATCCACCAACAGGTGATCAACTTTTAAAATTTGCAAGAACTAGCATAGGTAGTGTTTCTGTTGTTACAGTGGAAGTAGCAGCTCTTACAGGAGTAGAATCAACTTTTGCAACTCCAACTTTATCTTATGCAGGTACATTAGTTGGTTGGGGTAGAGACGCTTGGAATGACAATTCTTGGGGTGAATCTCCTGATCAAGTTATTCCTTTGGTGGGCAGAGAAGCAACTGCAAGTGTTGGTGCAATAGCTCCAGCAGACGTGGTTGGACTATCGGGTCAAGAAGCAACAACTAATGTTGGAAGCACAACTTTTACTATTGATTCAACACCAGATATCACAGGTCAAGAAGCTACAGGAAATTTAGGAACATTAGGATTAGAATTTGGTCCAGCATCTATATCAGGTGTATCAGCTTCATTTAATGTAGGCACATTAGGTTTAGAGTTTGGCCCAGCAGATATTACAGGTGTCTCATCGACAGCTAGTGTAGGTGAGTTAACAATTGATGATGCACAAATAATTAATTTAACAGGTGTTCAATCTACATCTGCTGTGGGATCTATAGTTCCTGAAATAGGTGTTCCTTTAACAGGTATAGCCGCAACATCTTCAACTGGATCTATAACCCCGTCAGATGTAATGGGTTTAACTGGAATACAGGCTACTTTTGTAGATCCTACAATTGGAGTACAAGCTTATCAAAATATTAATACAGGATCAAATGGCTCTTTCAGTAATATTGACAGTGGTTCAAATACATCATATAGTGACGAGTCAACAGGATCAAATAGTTCGCTTTCTAATGTTGCAACTGGATCGAATACAAGTTATAGTGACGCTGCATAGGAGATAAAATTTATGGCATCAACATTTACACCTTTAGGTGTTGAACTTCAAGCAACTGGTGAGAACGCCGGTACATGGGGAACAAAAACTAATACTAATTTACAACTTATCGAACAAATATTTGGTGGATATACAACACAATCGATAGCTGGTGGTGCACAAACTACGGCATTAACCATTTCTGATTCTGGAACTGGTGATGTTGCAGGTCATAGAATGATTGAGTTTACAGGCACAATTTCAGGAAATCAAATTGTAACTATCCCAAATGATGTTCAAACTTTTTATTTTTTAAGAAATTCAACATCTGGTTCTCATACAGTACAGTTTAAATATGCAACAGGAAGTGGTGATTCATTTACTTTTGCAGCAGGAGATAAAGGTGATGCTCTTGTATTTGCTACGGCAAATGATAGCACTAATCCAGATATTGATACTTTACCTGCTGGTGATGTAACACTTACTGGAACTCAAACTTTAACAAACAAAACTTTAACTTCACCTAAAATTGGCACTTCTATTTTAGATACTAATGGCAACGAATTAGCTTTACTTACAGCTACAAGCTCTGCTGTAAATGAATTTACAGTTGCAAACGCTGCAACTGGTAATGGTCCGACTTTATCATCAACTGGTGGTGATAGTAATATAGATATTAATATAACTCCAAAAGGGACTGGAGATGTAGTTCTTGCAGGTGATACAGTAAAAGTTGGTGACTCTGGAGCAGCAGCTACATTAACTTCGAATGGTGCAGGGACTTTAACAGTTACTACTGGAGGTGCTTCAGACTTAGTATTAAGCACTAACTCTGGAACTAATTCAGGTACAATTACTATAACAGATGCCGCTGATGGAGATATAACTATCGCCCCTAATGGAACTGGACAAGCTAAAGCAGTAGATGCTGCAGATGCCACTGGTGCAATTAAAATTGCTGGTAAAGAAACTATATGGGTTCCAGCCGTGGCTATGTATCCAAATACTACAAATGGTGCAGAGGCTGCACAAGTAGAATTATCTAATGGACCAGAAATTAAAGTGTTAGACTTTGATAAATCCTCTGATGAATTTGCACAGTTTGCTGTTGCATTTCCTAAATCATGGAATGCAGGCACAGTAACTTTTCAAGCATTTTTTACAGCTACTTCAACAGATACAGGAACTACAGCATGGGGATTATCTGCTGTAGCTTTAGCTGATAATGGAGATTTAAATACAGCTTTTGGAACACAAGTTGTTGCAACAGCAAAAGCACACAGTGGAACATCTAATGATTTAGACGTTGCTGCAGAAAGTGGTGCAGTAACTATCGCAGGTTCACCTGGTGCAGATGAATATGTTTTCTTTCAAATCTCAAGAGATGTTTCAGCAGATGATTTAGATGCTGATGCGAGATTACTTGGAATTAAATTATTCTTTACAACAAGCGCAGCTAACGATGCATAACAGGTTTAAAGATGAGAGATGATAAATTAAACGATTTATTAAAACTTGGTGCAACTGGTAAATCATCAAATAATTCACAATCATCAAAAAGAAAATCTTTTGGTTATCAAATATTAGGTTTTGGTTCAGGTGGTGCTGGTGGACCAATTTGCATTGCTTTCGATTATCTAATAGCCGGAGGCGGTGGTGGCGGCTCGCACGCACACGGACCGGGAGGTGGAGGCGCTGGAGGCGTGAGAACATCTTTTTCAACTCCATGTTCAGCAATAACTTTAAATACAGATTGTGGACCAATAGCTGTAACAATAGCTGCAGGTGGTGCAAAAGCAGGAAGTTTTGATGGCACAGGAAGCACTGGTGGAACTAGTTCTATGTTTAATTGTAAACCAGTCGCTATCCCAATGGGAGGAGGCGGCGGTGGCGGAGGCCGTAGAAATCCGGGTGCGCCATCTTCCTGTGGTTCAGGTGGCGGTGCTGGTTGTAATCATGCCTTTCCTGTTCAAGCAGGCGGTAGCGGAGGAAGTTTTGGTAATAATGGTGCACCATCTCAATCTCCATGTTTTGTCGGAGGAGGCGGAGGTGGAGCTTGTGCAGCGGCTACATCTGCAAATGGTGGAAACGGCAAACAAATTTCAATAACAGGTTCAAGTGTAAATTATGGCTGTGGTGGTGGAGCAAGTGCACACCCATCAGGCGGTGCCGGCACAGGGGGTAGAGGTGACGGAGGAGATGGAGGAAATGGTTCAGATCTTCCTACTGCTAATCAAGCCGGTGGTGGAGGGGGAAACGGAGCTCCAGCAGGAGCTACTGGAGTAGTCATTTTAAGATTTCCAACAGCCTGCAAACCAGCAGGTATGTCTATTACACCTGGAGACAATACTATAACAACCACTGGTTGTTGTACACTTTTAACATTTACAGTAAGTGGGAGCGCGTCATTTTAATAATTTTTTATGCGTGTGCAACATCCTTTCTGGTATTGGAATAAATCTTTATCTTTAAAATTTTGTGATGATATAATTAAATTTGCAAAATCAAAAAGAAAAAGAGTAGGTCGAACAAAATCATTAAAAACGGATAACCCCACATTAAGCTCAGTAAGAAACTCAAATATTATATGGCTTGATGAAACTTGGATTTATAGAGAAATACAACCTTATTTAAAACTTGCTAATAAAAATGCAGGTTGGAATTATGAAATAGATAATGCAGAACCTTGTCAGTTTACAATATACAATTCTAATGAATTTTATGGTTGGCACACAGATAGATTTGACAAAGAAGATTTAAAAAAGTATGATAGGGATAGAAATAGGAAATTATCAATGACACTTTGCTTATCAGACAGAAAAGACTACACTGGTGGAGATTTAGAATTTTGTATAGAAAGTTCGCCAGATACTACACCAGACATATTAACAAATGAAGAATTTGGTAATAAGGGTTCTATTTGTTTTTTTCCTTCTTTTATGTGGCATAGAGTAAAACCTGTTTTAAAAGGAACAAGATATAGTTTAGTCATTTGGTTTGGTGGTAAAGATTTTAGATAATGTTTCCTAAAATTTTAAACAGAGAAGATATATTTCCAACACCACTTTGGATATGCGATTTTCCAGATAAACTAAAAGAAATAAATAAGATATGTGATCCTCATATTAATCAAGCTAAAAAAAATTCTAAACAAATATTAAAAAATAAGAATAAATTTTACAATACAAAAAATGATCACGGTTTAGTTTATCACTCTGGTTTAATAGCTAATGATCCTAAATTAGAAAAGTTTAACAGCTATATTGTTGCAACCTGTCATAACTTATTAGTTGAGATGGGTTTTGATTTAACTAATTATAAAATTAATTTAGACGAAATTTGGGTTCAAGAATTTGCTAAATCTGGAGGAGGACACCATACATTACACACACATTGGAATGGACACATGTCTGGTTTTTATTTTTTAAAGGCAAGTGATAAAACTTCTAAGCCTGTTTTTCAAGACCCAAGGCCTGGAGCTAATATGAATTCTTTACCTATAAAACCAACGAAAGAATTAGTTTATGGGATTCCGCAAATTGAATACGTTGTAAAATCTGGTAGAATGATGTTTTTTCCATCTTACATGCCTCATTTATATACAGTTGATGAGGGAGTAGAACCTTTTAGATTTATTCACTGGAATTGTAGGGCTTATCCAAAAAATATATGAAAGTGAAAAATATAACTATAGTAGGTGGTGGAACTGCTGGATTAATTTCTGCTTTAATATTAGAAAAAAAATTTAGAAATCATATTAATATACAAATTATAAAATCTGATGAAATAGGCATCATAGGTGTAGGAGAGGGTAGCACTGAACATTGGATTGATTTTATGGGTTGGTGCGATTTAGATTATTTTGAATTAATCAGAGAATGTAATTGCACATTAAAATCTGGTATAATGTTTAAAGACTGGTCTGATAATAATTTTTTACACAGTGTTTATGGTGGGATTAATAAACTGGGTCAAGAAAATATATTTTATTTAAAAAAGATAGCTAACAATAAAAAAGCTAATGATTTTGTATTTCCTTTATTTTTAAAAAATAAAGTAGTTGCTAATGAACCAAGACCAACAAATCAGTTTCATTTTGATACATATAAATTAAATGAATACTTAATAAAAAAATGTAAAGAAAGAAATGTTAAAATTATAAACGATAAAATAAAAGAAGTTAAAATTAATAAAAATGGAATTAATTACATAAAAGGCACAGTTAAATATAAATCAGATTTTTACATTGATTGTACTGGTTTCAGAAGAATATTAATTTCTAAATTTAAACATAGATGGGTAAAACTTAATAAATATTTAAAAGTTAAATCAGCTATAGTTTTTCAAACTAAAGATACAAATAATTACAATATTTACACCACTGCCAAAGCCATGAAATCTGGTTGGTTATTTAATATTCCTGTTTGGGGTAGACACGGTAATGGCTATATATTTGATAGTGATTTAATTAATTCAGACCAAGCTAAAAAAGAAGTAGAAAAATATTTAAAACACAAAATTGATGTAAGAAAACAGATTAACTTTGAGTCTGGGTATTTAGATAAAGTGTGGATTAAAAATTGTTTTGCTGTGGGTTTAAGTGCAAATTTTGTAGAACCTTTAGAGGCGACATCAATAGGGACTTCAATTCAACAATCTTATTTATTATCTCATTATTTAATTAATTATGATGACAAAATTATTAATCACGTAAATAATTTAGTAGAAAAAATTATGCTTAATATCAGAGATTTTATTTGTTTACATTATATAACAAAAAGAAAAGAAGAGTTTTGGAAAACACAAGTTATACCTGATACATTAAAATATAAATTAGATTTATTTAAAAACAGATTACCAATACAAGAAGATTTTAATAATGGTTGTAAATATCAATTATTTTGGGACAAAAATTATATACACATTATGCAAGGTTTAAATTTAATTAATAAACAAAAAATTAAGAAACAATATGAATTATTAAATGATGATGTTAAAAATTATATAAGTGATTTTAACATACAAGCTAATAATATTATAACACACAAACAGTATCTAACTAACATAAGAAATGAGCTTTAAAAAAAATAAATATCAAATAATAAAAAATGTTATTGATAAAAAATTTGCTAATTTTTTATTTAACTATTCTTTTTTAAAAAAGAAAGTCGCGGATAAAATGTTTGAAAAACGATATCTTTCACCATATACAGAGTATTTTGGGACTTACAATGATGATCAAGTTCCTAATACTTATTCTCATTATTCAGATATAGCCATGGAAACATTACTTGTATTTATTAAAGAAGAAATAGAAAATAAAATAAAAATAAAATTAGATGAAACTTATAGTTATTTTAGAATATATAAAAAGGGTGATATATTAGAAAGACATATCGATAGACCAAGTTGTCAAATATCAGGTACCTTAAATTTAGGAGGAGACATTTGGCCAATATATCTTGATCCAACAGGTGGTAAAAATAGAGCGGGTAAAGAAATATTATTAGAACAAGGTGATCTTTTAGTTTACTCCGGATGTGAGTTAGAACATTGGAGAGAAGAGTTTGAAGGTAATTTATGTTCACAAGTATTTTTACACTATAATAAAAAAGGTTCTAATAATTTATTTGACTCCAGACCTTTTTTAGGACTACCGAAAGAATTTAAATCACAATGATTTATTTTCCTGTTACAACAGTTACAGATTGTTTTGATAATCCGGATGAAATAGTTAAATTTGCAAATACTTTAAAATATTATAAATCTAAAACCGGTAACTTTCCAAACATTAGAACAAAAAGTTTACATGAAATAAACAAAAAAATATTTGATAGATTTATAGCTTCTGTATTATCATTGTATTATGATTTTAGACACCATGACATTCAGTGGAGAGGGGCTCATGTTTGTTTTCATAAAATGAAACCATATTCAAAAAATATTTTAGATGTGAGAAATAAAGGTTGGATTCACAAAGATGACTGTGCTTTAGCAGGTTTAGTTTATTTAAATAAAAAATCTAGATTAGATAGTGGGACTAGTTTTTATAAACCAGTAATGCCTATAAAAAATAAGGATGCTATAAATCAAAAAAGAAATTTATACAAAAAAAATATATTTAATAAAAAAATATATGAAAAAATTTATAAAAACCACAATAGTAAATTTATAAAAATTCAAACGGTAAAAAATGTTTATAATAATTTAATAGTATATGGGGGAAACATTTGGCATGCCTTTGATAATATGGTGGTTGAGGATAGTAAAGAAAGGTTGAATTTAGTCTTTTTTATACAAGAATTAATTATAGACAATACGCCTTTAATAAAATATAAGAAATATAGGATATAGATATGGCTACTTTTGCAAAATTAGAAAAACGACCTGATCCATTTGATTCAAGCATAGAAAGATGGACTGTTATGAATGTAATAAAAGTTGGTAACAAAACACCAACATCTGATGGACTTCTTGGTGATAATGATATGCACATTGATGGAGAAAATTGGTGTAAAAATTTTTTCCAAGGAGGGACTTGGAAACAAACCTCAGCGGGTCATGCTTTTAGAGGAAGAATGGCAATGATAGGTGGAACATATGATTTTGCGGAAGATAAATTTATTGAAAGACAACCTTTCGCATCATGGATAAAACAAGAGGATGGTGTGACTTGGAAAGCTCCAGTCCCTTATCCTACAATAACTACATACAAAGATAATGGTGCAGACGTAAACTATAATATTTTTTGGAATGAAAACGATTTAGAATGGAAAGCACTTGATTGGGACTCCCCTAGAAATACATTTGCTTGGGATTCTGATAATTTAGTTTGGATTCAACAATAATTTAGACTACAAAAAATATTAAAACTATATATAGTGGGCGATTATGCTACAAAAAATAGGTTTTCAGCCAGGTATTAATAAACAAGTTACACCAACAGCTGCTGAGGGTCAGTGGGTAGACTGTGATAATGTTCGTTTCAGATATGGATCACCTGAAAAAATAGGTGGTTGGAAACAATTAGGTGAAAATAATTTAACAGGTGCAGGTAGAGGTCTTCATCATTATGTAAATAGTCTTGGTCGAAAGTATGCAATCATAGGTACAAACAGAATATTGTATGCTTTTTCTGGTGGTGTATTCTATGACATACACCCTATTAAAACTACAACTACGCTTACTAGTGCATTCAGCACGACCAACGGATCAGCAGTTGTAACAATAACTTTTAGTAGTGCTCATGGCATATCAGAAAATGATATTATATTATTAGATAATTTTTCTTCAATAACTAACTCTAATTTTGTAGCTGCTGATTTTAATGATAAAAAATTTATGGTTACATCTGTGCCATCAGGAACAACCATAACCATTACAATGCCATCAAACGAATCAGGATCTGGTGCAACGACATCAGGTGGTATTAGAGTTCAACATTATTATCCAGTAGGCCCAGCAGTACAAGCAAAAGGTTTTGGTTGGTCTCTTGGGACATGGGGAGGAAAAGAGATAGGAGCTGTTACTACAACATTAAATGGTGCTTTATCAGATGATACAGCTGGGACAGGAGGAACAGGGACATCTATTACATTAACAGATGCTTCACAATTTCCAAGTTCTGGCACTAATTTTATTCAAGTTGGTAATGAAGAAATATCTTACACAGGTGTATCTGGGAATAATTTAACAGGAATTACAAGAGCCGTAAGAAACTCAACAAGGTCTTCTCATTCTGATGGCGCAACTGTTACAAATTCAACAGATTTTGTTGCGTGGGGTGAGGCAGCTTCAGGCGATTTAGTGTTAGAACCTGGTATGTGGTCACTAGATAATTTTGGTGATAAAGCTATTTGTTTAATACACGATAGTGCAGTATTTGAATGGAACTCTGCAGCAACGAATGCAACAGATACAAGAGCAACAATTATATCCGGTGCACCAACGGCATCAAGACATATGCTAGTATCTACACCCGATCGTCACTTAGTATTTTTTGGAACAGAGACAACTATTGGAGATACATCTACACAAGATGATATGTTTATAAGATTCTCTGACCAAGAGGATATAAACACATATACACCTACGGCAACCAATACAGCTGGCACACAAAGACTGGCTGACGGATCACAGATCAGAGGGGCGATTAGAGGCCGTGACGCAATTTATGTTTGGACTGACACAGCACTATTTACACAACGTTTTGTTGGACAACCATTTACGTTTGCATTTGCACAAGTTGGAACTAACTGCGGTCTTGTTGGACAGAATGCATGTGTAGAAGTAGACGGTTCCGCATATTGGATGTCAGAGAATGGCTTCTTTAGATATGCTGGTAAATTAGAATCATTACCTTGTTTAGTAGAGGATCATGTTTACAATGACATAAACTTAACATCAGGTAACCAGATGGTATCAGCGGGATTAAATAATCTTTTTGGTGAGGTAATTTGGTTTTATCCAACATCATCATCATCCGTTGTAAATAGACAAGTTACATATAATTATTTTGATTCATCACCACAAAGACCCGTATGGACTGTAGGCACTTTAGCTAGAACTATGTGGGAGGACTCTGCAGTATTTGGTAACCCACATGCGTTAGAGTACGATGCATCTAACGATAGTTCATTTGATGTAGTGGGAAACACTGATGGTCGAACAACATACTATCAACACGAAACAGGAACAGATCAAGTTAAAGGTGGGACTGTTACAGCTATTACAGCAAATATCACATCTGGAGACTTTGATATTACACAAAGAATAGTTGGTAATCAAATGACAGGTATTGCTGATTTTAGAGGTGATGGTGAGCATTTAATGAAGATAAGACGATTTATACCCGATTTTATTTCACAAACAGGTAGTACTAGAGTAACATTAAATTTAAGAAACTTTCCAAATGATACAGCTGCAAGTTCATCACTTGGACCATTTGATATAAGTTCATCTACTCAAAAAGTAGACACTAGAGCAAGAGCTAGGGCGATTGCCTTAAAGATAGAAAACACAGGATCTAGTCAAAGTTGGAAATTAGGAACCTTTAGATTAGATACGCAACCAGATGGAAGACGGTAATGGCTATAACAGACATATATGGGATTAATCCAAACACAGGTTTGCCATATCAAACTCCGAGAACAATTTCTGATCAAAATGAATTTTTAGGTCAAACGTTTACAGCTCCTCAATTATCTTTTTTTGATAAAACAAAAAACTTTATTCAAGATTTTCCAGGTAATATTTCAACTGGTTTTGATAAAAGTCTTGATTTAGGAAAAGCAGCTTTTGGTGGAATAGCATCTTTAGTAACAGGTGTGCCTGGTATAGGATTATTACTAAATACATTTAGAGAAACACCAGAACAAGAACTATTAAAAGATTTTTATGGTCAACAATTTGGACTTGATGATATAGGAAGAGTTAGATCAGGTATTATGGCTGGTTATAATCCAGTATCTATGTTTGGTCCTCAAGGTTTAACATCTGCCATAGATAAAAGAATGGCAACAATAAGAAACACACTAAGTAAAAAGAAGTCTGTAGCTCTTGAAAATAGATTAAAAGAATTACAAAGAATTAAAGATGCTGAACAAAAAGCAAGAGAAGATAAAGCTAGAGAGATGAGAGCTCAAATAGAACAACAATATAGAGATAGCCCAGGACAATTTAGTGGTTCTGATAGACAAACAGAAAGAAAACAAGCGGGCCCTGGGTATGATAAACTAAGTGAGGCAGGTAGTTTTTAATGGCAAAGATAGTACAAGTATTAACAAGACCAAGTGAAGAGTATGATTTATTTACTGCAGAGGCACAGGTTAGAGATCTTGATGCAATTGTTGAAAAATTAAATACTACATTTCAAGAGGAATTAAAAGACGAAGTAGAAGCGTTCAACTTCTTTTTACAATAATGGCTAATAGTTTTATAAATAAAAAAGTAGATTTAACTACAACGGATTTAACCACACTATATACAGTGCCTAGTTTTAAAACTGCTGTTGTAAAATCTTTGTTAGTATCAGAAGACGCTGG